ATGATTGAGGTGGAATCATCCGAGTTGACTTTTATATCAACCCCCCTGATAATCGGTGACGCCACCGAGGATTTGGTAGACATCCCGCTGCTCGATACGAACAGAACCGTACACGGCTCTGTTCGTCGGCTCATCGTCAAGGAAAGCATCGCCAATGTATTGCAGGAACAGCTTCTTTTTGACCGGTCACCTTATCCGAGGTTTAGAGCACTGGTCACAAAGTACCAGCTCGGCTGGTCAATAAGGGTCTCATTACACGGCAATTCGGAAGCTCGCCCGGACTTCGAACGTTTAGACGATTGTGATGAAGTGTGGGTTATGTGCTTCAGAGACCCCCGGCTAAACCAGTGGCGGCTCTTCGGCCGCTTTATTCAACACAATGTTTTTGTGGGATTGTACCTGTACGATCGCCGGGCCTTGGGCACGCGCGAGCACTACAACATCGTGGCTCAAAACTTCCCTAACCAGTGGGATGTCGAGACCAAAATGATGCCGTACATCACAGGAACCACAGTAGGACAGTATTTAGGGGGAGTTACCATTGATGTCGATCAGAGCGCTTTTTAAAAACAAGAGAGAATACGAGCGAGATATCATCAAATCTCAAATTTTCGGCGCATTCTCATCTGCCCTTCAAGCGAGAAAAGCCGAAGAAGGACTTACCGTCACAGAATGCTCGGACCGTCTTGGCAAAGATAAGGGGGCAACAAGCCGCCTTGTGTCTGAAGAAGGAAATTGGACCATACATACGATAGCGGATCTGGCTACAGCTCTCGACGTAACCGTAGAGTTCCATCTTCGTGACAACAAGACGCAGATGCGAGATTTTACACCCAGCGGTGTTTGCCTTCGTATACAAGAGCCGAAATCGGCGGTTAATTACCTTGCCGAGCAATGCTACTACACCATTCTAAACGATGGCGGGCAGCCTGCTGGACAAATATTTGCGTCAGCAGCTCCGGTTGCATTCAACCAAATTTCAAAGAAGAAATTTAACGCGATTCAACAATGAAAAACATGTCTTACATGGAAGGCGTTGCTTCTATCAGCCAACGCTGGGATACTTTCCGCCCGCAGCACGGCGTGCCGATGCCAGCCCTCGTAGAGCTATTACAAGAGCGATACGGCTTTCTTGAGAGCGGCTTCTCTCCAATTGCGCAAGCGTCTGGGTTATTTTTACCTTCATGTCGTTTCGGCAACTTCTCCTACGAAGGCCAGAATGTCCCGGTTCACACGCTCGAATTTCGTTCAGACGGGATTGTGGCCAACTGCGCGTACACGCCGCACACTCTCGCGTTTCTAAATGACCTCGCCGCGCTTTTAAAAGCCCAATACCAATGTCGCCCCACCGAGACTTTGGTCTTTTCTGATTTTCGGAGCACGATCATTGCAGAATTGGAAGATCATGAAGCCAAAACACTCGAAAAATATCGCGCCATGGGCGATTTAATAACAAAGCTGTCGGGTGACAACGGCGATTACAATTTCTTTGGACTGAAATTCTTGCCAACGAATGCCGTCAACCAAGAGGATGCATTCGTCATAGAACAGCGCCTACCGGTGGACGAGAACGGAAGGTTGTTTTTCTTCCGGGCCAAAATGACCTCAGACGAACACACAAAAGCTGTTGAGGCAGTCTTTTCGGCCCTGTCTTAGCTTTCCAAACCCCGCCCGTCCGGCGGGGTTATCTTTTGCACGCACCAAACTTCCAAGGCCGGCCGTACATACGGCCACGCGGAAGTTACTTCTGCCCCAACCCACACCCCCTCTGTGCCCGTTCGGCGACACAGTAAGGATATCCGAATTACCTGTGGCCATTGAGCCGACTCAGCCCTGCCGCCATAATTCGCAAACTTATGGGAGAGGCACATGCTCAAATTGTTCAAGGAATACCGGTTGCTCGTAGCTGCCTGCGCAGTCGTATTCATCGTGTGGGGCGGAACTCTGTGGATGTTTGATTCTGCCGGTGCCGGCCTAACCATCCAGCGCCCCAAAGACGATCTAATCACGCTGGCGGAATATTGGAGCTGGCGCGGCACTTTCGGCGATATGTTCGGCGGTGCCACCAGCCTCTTCTCTGCACTCACCGTCCTCGGCGTGGCCTTTGGAATCACGTTACAGCAAAAGGAATTGCTAGAGGTGCGCGCAACTGCTGCTGCAACGATTAGTGCCCTGCTGAATCAGCAACACGTGGCTCACGTCGAGATGCGCCCGTGGATTGAATTGACCTTCAATAAAGCAAGTATCGAAAATGATGCTGGCGTTTTACGGCTCACTGTTCAAATTACAGCTCACAACGTAGGCAAGACGCAGGCTCAAAACCTCATGGTCTATACAAATGTAATTTGGGATAGACTGGTAACACAGGCCGAAGTGGACAAATTTTTCACACTGCACGGTGACGCCGGGAGCAGCGGGTTTACCGTGCTGCCAGATGGGAAGTACAACGAAATTCTACTCAGTAGGTTCGATACGAAAAATAGCTCTGATGTGAGCCCGGTGATCATGGTGTGCGCCACTTATGGCGTGAACGATGCCAGTGGCGCATTCCAGCATCAAACCGGATATGCCCTTACTGTGCATAAGCCCAATCGGGTTGGCGATTCCCCCAGTCCAATCGCAGTGTCCAACATCGGCACCACACTCGGCGACTATGAGCTCTCTGTAGCTCATTTTAATAGGGTGAAATGAAGCCGCAGCCCGCATTCACTACGGCTAAGCCGCACGTGCCTGGTAGATTCCCGTTCATCTTGGACGAGCGTGATAAGGCCGCCCGAGCCCGAACCGTGTTATGAACGCATTATTCGGAGGGGATTATGCCTATCATCAGCAAAGGTAAGTCAGCCCAGGAGCCAAACCGGAGGTGGATCTGGTATGCTGGATTGGGCGGACTAGCGCTGGTCACAGTTTCAGCCTGGGCCGGATGGGAGTATTGGGATTACCGACGCGAACACACTGCTGAGCGCCAGTACGCTGCCCAGCGTGACACAAGCCAACATCCAAAAGATCGACAGCTTAACTGCAAACTGGTCGGACGGACTGAACTTCGCTGCCTGCTGCAATCCCCTGAGACCGGAGGCGCAGACGAACATACCAAAGCAGACCTGAAGGCCCAGCAAGATGTGGCCGAATGGTCCTTCATGACCATGCTTGTCTCTGTTCTTGGTGTCGTGCTGAGTGCCGCTGCAGTTGCCTTCACGGGCTGGGCTGCTTGGGCCGCCGCGTCCGCCTCCAACGCCGCACGAGATTCCGTTGAAGACGCTAGGAAGCATGCGCGAATCGAGGCGGAACGACACGCAGAGGCTATGGCCGAGGCTAAGCTTTCTACACAAGCAGCTTTGGACGCCGCGCAATATGCCCGCGACACTCTTCACAGCGACAGGGCGTGGATACAGTATATCAGTTTTAGCGCATTTTACGTTGAGACCGATGCATTTAATAATGGCGAGCCCGTAAAGGTTCTCGGCTTAGAGGTGTTCGCAAGTAATTTCGGCCGAAGCCCCGCCATAAACATGCGGCTTTTCGTAAGTTCTGGATACATGGAGATTGAAGGGCTGGAAAGTATAAAGTACGATGATGCGTGGGGCCCTAGACAGGGGGCCGCGAACATCGGACCCGGGCAAAAATTCCCCACGCAGCGCGTCTTTATTCAGCCTGACAAGGCGGATGGGTTCAGAGAGAGTAAGCTTACCCCGTTTATGTTCGCTGCCATTGATTACAATGACATTTATACCCAACAAGCGCGTCGAACAAAAATCCTCCTTACCTTTGAGTGGGCCGGAGAAGTGACAGAAAACGACCTCGTCAAGCCGAGCGTGCTGTGTTCCCAAGTAGAGTGCTGGAATACGCTGACATAGGCAAAGATGGACAGAAGGACGGGCAATTTAACTCGCGGTCAGCTAGGTGTCTCGCTACTCTGTCAGAAATTTGGGGCCTTGGGTGGTAAGCACAAGGCACTAGGCTATCTTACTAGGGCCATTTGTCGCCCAGTAGGCCGAGGCTATATCTGCGGCGCAAGATCAATCACCCAACTCATCCAGTAACTCGCCGATGGTTGGGCCGACGAACTGCTTCTTGTCCACGATCAGGCCGTTCAGCTTGGCCGCGTCCATATAGGCGGCGCGAGCGACCGAAAGGCCCGAGGCGTCCCCCAGTGCTTCGCCTTTTGTAGCCACGCGCAAGAGGTCGTCAGTCAAACGCTCTATGGTCAAGCCCACGCCCTTCGCTCCCTCTGTTTGAAGCTCGCGCACACGCGCGATGACCTTATCATTTGTCATCAATCGGGCGGCGTTCTGAGCTGCGCCATCATCGCTGTAGCCAGCCTCGATGTAAGCCCGGGTCTGCGTCATGCCGCCGGCGACATTCTGTGCGAACAGCTCGTGACGCTGATTATCTAAGGCCGTCATGGATTAGCCCTCCGTCCCCATCGCGGCGACATATGCCGGCGATTGATCACGCTTGGCGAGGAGGCGTTTTATCTCAGCATCTCGCGCTTCCGGAGTTAGCGGGGGTGTGTTGGTGGTTAGCTCGATGGCCTTATTCTCCCTCCAGTCCTCAGGGAAACGAGCCGCCATAGAGCGCGACCAGACCGAGCCGTTGAACTTGTCAGCAGTCATGCCCTCCTGCCCTTTATCTTCCCACCACGCCTGCGAGAGGGTCATCGCGCGTGTTAAGGCGTCCCGAAACTCATCATGGTCGCGCTCCCAGTCGTACAGGCGTTGCTTGCTCACTCCCAGCTTCGCCGCCATCTGCGTCTTTGATTTGCCTTCAGCGCCCCATTCCAAGACCTTCTGGCACATGTTAGGGTCGTACTTCGAGGGCCTTCCAATATCGGCCATTTTAATCTCCTTGATTCAGATAGTTCATCGACGCCGATGAAACGCCAACAGGCGCCGCCAATGCCGAGGCATTGCGCGTCCGTGTCGTGGTGAGAGACTGGATCAGCCCCTCATCCGCAACGGAGGTAATCAGCTCAGCAATCGCTCTGGCTTCGGCATCATTCGGCTTTCGTCCGCCCTTCAGGGCATCCAGGCCGGAACGCACCGCGCGCCACCAGCCTCCGGTTTTCACGTCAATGAGGGTTTGAGCGCCTTCAACCATAGCCGCTGCTGTATTTTCAGCGTCGGCCAGCATGGGCGCGGTCTGAGACCCGGCACGGATATCCACCGCTCGGGCGTTCAGGAGGCGCTGAGCTTCCTTGCTCAGGCCTTTGAGGTATTGTCCGGTCTTTTCCTGACCGAAGGCAGTTTCGAGATTCTGCAGATAGTTCCTGTTCCGCGTCAGTCTGGTGATGACGCCTGGTTGGTTCGTGTTCAGGGCGTCGATCACCGCATTCTTTGCGGCAATGGGAAAAGCGCCTTGATTGAGACCGTAGACTTCGTCCAACCGGATGTCTTGTACCGGCAGGCTATGGGACTTTATGTCCTCGAAGGATTGGCGGTACTGGCCCGGCTTAGCCGTCATTACCTTGGCGCCTGCGTTGGCGGCCTCTTCCATGCGAGCAGCTTCGCCGCCGACGGCACGAACACGGGCGTAATCAGGATTGATCTCGTCCAGAGCGGTCACCAGTTTACGGCGCGCCGCTTCAATCGGAGCCAATTCGCTCGTGTTGCCGTATTTGATGGCCTGTTGTTCGAGGTCATCGATGTATCGTTTGGCCCGGTCCAGCAATTCCAGCGTCGGCACGTTTTCAACCGAACGATCAGCTACTGTGCCGGGATAAACGCCTCCTGTTTCGGACAGGGCATTGAGCCCTGAGGCTGCTTCGTCATCAGCGCCATACAGACGCGATTGCGGAACGTCCACATCTGTCACCTCAACAAACGAAGGACGATTGTCCAAAGACTTCATCTGACGCTCAGCCGCCTTCACCGCATCCTGAATAATCGGATCTGTCGCCATCGCGCGCTTGATCGACGGGTGCTGTTGGGGCGGCGCTGCGTCAAACAGGTCATCGTAAAGTGGGCGAGCACGGTCCTGCAAATCCGTACGGGTCTCACCGACGAACTCCGGCGTCGTGCGACGCTCAGGGTGAAGAGCGTCTGTGTGTCGCAAGGCCTCCGTACCGACATTGCTCGAAACATCGTCTGCATAATCGCTGAGAACGCTTCGGGCTTGATTGTTCTTGAGAGCGGTTCCGCGCGCCAGCGATTTGACATTCTGGCCGCCGCCGGAAAGCTGCGACGAAACATCCAGTACCGAAGGCGCAGACGCCTTCGTCCCGCTCCATTCGCTCAATACATTCCGGACAGCAGTCGGACTGCCGCCATCATTGGCTAGAGCTTTGCCAACGACCGCGCGAGCGGTTTTTTCTGGCGAAATGACGCGGCCGCCGGACAGTCGGTTGGCAACGCGTTCAAGGGCATTACCCGGTTGGACGGGCCGAACCTTGGGTCCACCAGCGCCAGCGGCCATCAATGCCGCATTACCAGCTATCCCCACGCCCTGATCAAATGTGCGGCCGGCCTGATCCCGACTTTGCGGATTAGCCTCAAACTCCCGCTCAAGTGCGTCGTAATCAATCTGGGTAACACCAGCACGGCTTTTCCTAGTCGGAACGGGCTGCCACGGCCCGTCACCGATACGATATTTCGCTTTCGACCCAGTGCCGGATATTTCGACCCCTTTTGAAGGCGTAAATATCCCGGCATCATAAAGCGCTCTGCCGAACGGCTCGGTGATCCGCGGCGCAACCACATTGTTGACCGCCTCAGCCGGGGCCGTGAGCAGCATCTGCAACTGGCCAGTGCCGGTTTCCTTCAAAAGTTTGCCGTATGCGCCGAGCGAAGGCGCAGCCGCAAAATCCTGATATCCCTTCACGATGCGATTGCCCGCTCGCTTGAACGGTCCCAGCACATCCTCAACTATATCTTTCCCGGCTACGATCGGCGCGTCAGACCACCACTCATCGTTCCGACTAGCCGCAGAACGGGCCGGCTTCGGAGGTGCCGACTTGAGCGTTTTTTCAGCCGATTTCGCTACCGGCGCTTCGTCCCACCAATTAGGCATCAGGGAACCCTCCGCACCGAGCCATCAGGCGCGATGAAAAACACATCGCCGTCATACGCGGCCTTGTTGCGTTTTAAATATTCAAGCTCTTCGGCGTTGCGGAGCATGTACGGATTACCCGCCGTGCCAGGCGCCTCGCCGCCTCCCGATAGGTCGGCTTGCTTTTTCAGTTGCGCCGTAGTGTAGCCATCTTTGGTAGTGCCTTGCCCCGCTACTGCGGTTTTCGTCTGAGGCACATCGGAAGCTCGAGGGGAACGAGCCTGCTGCCCGAACGGTTTGTAGCCTTCTTCAGGGGCGTAGACGGTTTGCATCGCACGGTTCTCGGTTTGCAAAAACGTCTTCAATCCGCGCAACTTCTTGGTAACGGTCTCAGGCGTGTCGGTGAGTTGCGGCAGGTAAGGCTTCAGGCGTTCCATTTCTGCAGCTGGCACAGCCGCACCGCTTCTATCGCTCATGATCTGCCCGGAGATATTCGTAACCGCCGCGCGGGCGTCGACCCCATTTTGGTCGAGCCGCTGGTTGATCGCGTCACCGGTCATGTTTTTCAAACCGAACGCAGTGGGGCTCCGCTGAACCGATGCAATGGCCTGGTCAATGTTGTCCAACACGGCAATGTTGCTGGCATAGCCCATGCGAATATTCGACGGCACGTCCTTGGCAGCGTTTGGGTTCGTCCCGCTGACTACACGAAGGTCGCCAGTCCGTTCATCGACCTGCGCCACAACATTCGGGTCGATGCCGCGTTGGATTTTTTCTTCTCGCGTCAGATCGCGCGTCTTCGGGCGCGGGTTGCCCATGATGACGTTCGGGTTTCTAGCAGTGGGCTGCGGCGGCGGCGGGGATGGCGCACGCGCAGGCGTGCCGCCCCCCTCGACCTTGAACATGGCCGGGAGCACACGCGACTGCACATTCGGGTCTGCGAAGTTGACTTGCTGATCCGGCTGGATGCCAGTCTGTTGGGAGACGCTGTTGACGTATGCGTCAACGTCATTGTCGTCCGAAGCCGGGGCATACTTGGCGATCAGCCCGCGCAGGGTGTTGATGCCATGCAAGCGCGTCTGATTGGCGAGGTTGATGCCTGCCGCGCGCTGACCGTTCTCTGGCGTATCGAAGACCACAAAGCCGCCGTCGTCAACGCCAGTCATGCCTTGCCATTGTGAGCGACCGTCAGCGCGCAGATTGCCCGGATTATTGTTGCGGTCGGCTCGGGTGCCTTGCTGGGGTTGGTACGAAGCAGGAGTGCCTTGCGAGGCAATGGGCTGCCCCCTGCCCTGCGCCGCCGTATTGACCAGCATGCCACCCTCAGGCACAGCCAGCCACTTATCCGCCTGCGGAGCGGTGTAGACCGCCTCTTGCGTTGTCGGGTCGTACAGCGTGGAACCAGCAGACACTTCTGTCAGTTTGGGCGTTTCAAGAGCCTTGTAGGCCATGAACTGCGCGTTCAAACCTTTGTCTGAGAAGTCGATACGGTCGATGTAGTCGGGGCTGATTTCAGCACCCAGACGACGATTGATATGTGGCAACAGGCTTGCCACCGCCTCCTTTCGGCGTTGAGCGGAAACTTGAGGATTTGATGCGTCCTCCGGGTATTCCTTTTGAATCAGTTGCCCGATACGGACCATTCCCCCGGCGAGCTGGTAAGCACGCGCCTGCTCGTTGGCGTTCAGGTCACCATAAGCCCTAGCCTGATCAAGATCTCCGGCAAGCGTCGCGTCACGCTGGGCTCCAATATAATCACCGGAGCCTGCTTTTTGGCTGTACCCCGTCCGTCGCTTGCGAGCGTCTTCACTGAGGCGGTAATCCCTGATGGCACTTGCCTCAGAGAACGCTCCCACACCTATAAGCGCGTTTTCAGCCGCGCCCGGGTTTGACGGCGCCAGATCAAGCGCGCTTTGAACGCGCTGCTCCCGTTGGCGCTGCCGCCCCATCTGGTAAGCGTTGTGTGCCATGTCGGTGAAATTGAGATAATTGAAACCAGACATTCCGACCTCAGTACATTAGCCATGGGTTGTTGCTGGGTTTGCCGTACGGCGTCGGATTTGGAGCAAATGCAGCCGCCGACCCATTCGATCGGGCGAGGTAATTGGGCGTCGCCCCGTATGACGAGCCGCCGCGCCCCGGAGAGCCGTAAGCATAGGCGCTGACCACGTTGCCCAGCAGGTTCTGCAGAGCGTTGGTTGAGTCGGTGTTCGACTGGATCGTCGCATTGCCGGCGTTATTGTTGTTGGCTACCGTCTGCGACAGGACATTGCCGTTGCTTGATGCGTTGGCTCCAGCCGCATTGAGCCCAGCGGTCTGCTGAGTTTGCAGATCATTGAGGTAGTTTCTGGTGAACCCGCTGGCGACGTTCTGGCCGTATTTTGTCAGGCCCTTAAGGTTTGACCCGGACTTCAGCAGACCTTTCGTCGCAGCGTTCTGGTTGATCGCGTCCGCGCCGCTTTGAATCTGGAACTGATAGCCCGTCGAGTTCTTGTAGTTCTCGAAGGCCCGGTCCTGGGCCGTGGATGTCCCAAGCCCTAAGAAAGAATGCAAAGTCTCGCCAGCTACATTGCCTCGGTCGACGAAAGGCTTGAACAGCGCATCATTGGCCGCCTGCGTTTTGTCGATCTGCTGCTGGTTTTGATTGGCGATGTTTTGAGCGGTCTTCGCATTTTTCTTGGCGGCCGACGACGTGGCCACGGCAGAGACTGCAGACGCTCCGGCAATTACGGCTCCTACCGGCATTGGATCACCTCCATCTTTCCATCGATAGGGCCGATGATGGCGTCATGGATGTCGATGAGCACTGGATTGAGCCCCAGCAGCCCGATGCGCGCGTAGCCAGCTTGCGAGGCCCAGCGGTTATAGAACTCGACGCCCTTCTGGCAGTTTCCGGCGGCAACCATCAGATAGGCCGCACCCGCCGCGTGATTGTGAGCCCTATCGTCATCGTGGACGTCCCGTTGAGAGCCCTGCTCGATCTTTGCGGCCTCTACCGCGTCGTGGAAGTCGTGGCCCGCTTGACCGGCGGCCACTGAGCGTTGTGCCCAGACATCGATAGTCAGGCCGTAGTAGGTGACATCCTCCGGCGGGACGGACGGCCAAGCAGCGCTGCGCTGGAATTTTTCGCGGAAGCCGTGGGCCGTTGCAAAGGCTGCGGCGGCCTTGTTGCTTGCGGGCACGCGCGTAACCAGTTCCACGCAGTCGGTGTGAGCAAACATCCAGTTCTGCGCTTGCTCAGCCACTTCCGAGGCCACTGCACCGCGCGCCCCGGCCAGCGTCAGGGTGTGGACATCGTAGATTCCTGCACCCAGTGCCAGTGCGATGAACCCGCCACCCTCAAATTGAAGGGCGAAATTCGCCGGCGAAGCCAAAAGCTCCGAGAGGTCCAAATCGCCTTCGCCGCCGATATAGGGCCGAACGTCAGGATGATTAGCGACGGTGTTGAGATAGTCCGCGCTGAGCGTGCGCCGTAGCGTCGGCGTGTTTGGCATGGTCATAGGTTCACCTGCTGCGGGCGCTTCAGAGCCTGCGGTCGGAGAGTTTGTGCGGTTCACCGCTTCCAGATTCAGAAATTTTTCGAGCTTTGTGCCGTGACCGGCAACCGTGTCGCTTTCCGCGAGCAGGCCGGCGTTGGATCGGGCATATGCCTCTCGCGTCAGCACCCATGACTGCCAAAATCCTCCGTCAGGCACGGGGGCATATTCTCCGGCGGGTGCGAAGCCAAGCAGGCTCAGCAGGCCCTCGGTGCCTTGGTCTGCCGAGTAAGTGGTGACCACTTGCCAGGAGGGAAGCACATCAAGCGCGTACACCGCCAGTTCGAATGCGTCGGATGCCCAGCCCTCAATGGTGAAAAGGGAATGCATGTCCCACACCCGGAAGAACGGATCGAGTTGCATGAAGGCGTGGCCGCCCGAACGGCAGGCGAACGGCATCACACGCGGAGACGCAACCCATTCGAACGACGTATCGGCTGAGAAAGCTGTATTGCTGGACGACGGAGAGGCCGCGATTTCGACCCAAAACGCCGGATCACGGATAAGGGCTGGAGAGAGAAGCGTGGTCATCGCGTGCCCCCATTGGCCTTCTGGCTCGCGGGCTTTGACTGCGGCGTCGCGAGCCGGTCCGTCGGCTTTCGATAGGTGGCGGCTACCACAAGGCTCTTGGCCATAAGGTCTTTTACGGAGCGGAACGTCATTGCTTTTGCACAAGCTCCCCGTCCTGATCGATGAACCAGAGACCCTTACGGATGGCGTCATATTCGCACAGGCTGCGCGGGATAAATGGATTGGTACGTCCCCCAGGCGCTCCATTGCCGGCAAAGGCGCCACGAGCGCTGATCTGGTCAGGCGTCATACCTTGGCCGGGATCGCTAAGGGCGGACCGGGCGGGTTTAGAGGTGTCCAGCACTGAGTTTCGCAAATCGGCCTCCGATCTTTCGAACCCAATCTAGCGAAAGATCAGGGAGGCCGCCTTGCTCAATTTTGCCCAATTTTGCTCAGCCTATTGAGCAAGATCCTCGCGCATTGCAGTCACCACGCGGCGGATTGTCGATCTGGACGTGGTGATTTTGGGAACCGCATTTTGCGCCCGCTGTTCGATATCTCCGTAATACTGCTCCCAGCTATGCCCGTTGGCCTTTCCATTTGGAAATTCTGACAGGATGAACGCCGCAATCTCTGCCTGATGGTTCGGCCACTGTCGCACGGACGGCGGGATCGAGCTGGATGAGGATTTGCCGTTCAACCCTTGGGCAGATTGGATCGCGCTACGCACTTGGCAAAGTGCGTGGATGGCATTGTCCAGGCCTTGCAGGATGTCACTGAAAGGGTCGGATTTGGATGAAGCGGTGACTTCCTTCATGCCGCCCCTCCCCTGTGAGCTGGGAAGGGCGTAACGTTGTCGACGAGACCGTGACGAGCCAGCACGTCCACCGGTACGCGGCAATCAGGCTCACCCGGACGGGGGCCCCATGCGGTGCTGTTCCACTTGCCGATAGCCCAGAGCTTCATGGCCTCAGCCCACTCGCCCATCTCAGCGGTTTTGGGCTCAGCGGGTTCAGGCGTGGCGGTCGGCACGAAGTCACGCCACTGACCTTTGGCAACCCAGCGTTCCATCGCCGGGACGAACTGACCGCCATCGCGCTTCGCTTGCGGTGACGCTGGAAACGCGCCGACAGCGAGGACGAAATCGCTCCGGTCTGCAGCAGCCAATTTGACCCATTGGGCATGAGCGGCCTTTTTCGACGACCGGCCTTGGACATGCGGGTATGTGACCCAGAGGCTTTCGAACTCGACGGGGTAGTCGGTTTTTGTCTTCGTCGGTTTAGGGCCCTCCGGGAGGTGTTCGGACGATATATCTTTAATCTGGGGGTTAACTGGGGGTTCTTGCTGTGCGTTTAAGTCACATTGTCCCTGCGAAATCGTCACATAGGCCCCCTCCCTATGTGCGATTTCATCACGTTGCATATCGTCACATAGGGACAGGTGGATCAGGTCCGAAGTACGCGATCCATCGGCCCGATTCCGACGCTTGCGAGACAGCAGGCCACGCTCTTCGAGGCGCTTGATCGCGCGGTTGACGGTCTCCCGGCGTGTGTCGCATCGCTCGGCAATGGTGTCCTGTCCGAGGAACACGATGCCAGCCGTATCAGCGGCTTCAGCAAGGACCATGAGGACGGCTTTGGCGGTCGGGTCACCGGCACTAGCCTTCGCCGCCCATCCAAGGACATGACCACTCATCAGGCCACCTCACGGTTCGACACATGGTCGCTATGGAGGATGATGGTTTGCTTGTCTGTGCCCTCGGCACCAGAACGGTTCTTACGGCAGATGACCTCAAGTTCGGTGTCGTCTACGTCCTGTCGGCCTTCCTTGCTGGCGTAGTAGCCCTCCCGGTAGCAGAACAGTACGGCGTCGGCATCCTGCTCGATGGAGCCGCTTTCACGCAGGTCCGAGAGCTGCGGGCGCTTGTTCTCACGGCCCTCGACTTGGCGAGACAACTGAGAGAGCAAGATGATGCAAGTTCCGGCCTCACGCGCGAGCGTCTTCAGGGCTGCCGTCATCTCACCGATGACGGACGTCTCATTACGGCTCTTCGCAGCAGGCCTCCCCATGATCTGGAGGTAGTCGATGACGACAGCCCCGAGCGGCCCGCGCGCTTTGTATCGCCACACCGCTCGACTGACATCGCCGATTGTAACGCCGGCACGATCCTCGACGATCAAGTTCTTAGGCAGGTCATGCGCCCACGCGCGTGCGCGGCTACGGAGGCCGGGCGCGGCGTCGGCAAGGTCGGAGTACGGCAGCACCTCTCCGGCGTCCCATGCGGCTGCACTGACGGCCCGCGCCGCCATCTGCCCGGCACTCATTTCGAGGCTGAACATCGGAAACTGGATGCCGGGATGGCGCACAGCCGCGCCATGCAGGATATTTCGAGCAAGCGCCGTCTTGCCCATGGCCGGGCGACCGGCAAGGACGATCAGGTCGCCGGGCTTGAGGCCGCGCAGGCGTCGGTCGACACAGGTCAGGCCGGTCATCAGGCCGCGTGTTCGACCGCTGTCCAGTTCGTCCAGATAGGCGGTAGCGGCAGCGGTGAGGTTGTATCCTCGGCTGCCGCCATGCCCGTTACGCTCAATGGCGTCGATCTCCAGCTTTAGGTCAGCAAGGGCCTTTACGGGATCTGCAACCCCATCGCTGAGCGCGGTCGCCAGCGTAGACAGCCGTCGTGCCTGCCAGGCGCGCGTAATGACCTCAGCATAGGCCCCTGCGTGATCCGGGGCGGTGGCACGATCCATCAGGTCGATGAGGAAGCCGGCGCCGCCCAAAGCCGCAAAGTCCGGGCTATTGGCCATGCGCTGGGCGATCAGGGGCGGCGCAGGGCGGTGACCGTCTCGGTGTGCGCCGACGATGGCCTCCCAGATCGAGGCGGTCAGGCCGTCCGGGAACAACTCGGGCGCCATGTCACCATAACGGGGGATCACATCGCCGGGCCACATCAGGGCCAAGCCCATGAGGCCGTAAACGGCGTCATAGACTGGCTCGATGTGATCAATGACAGAATGCGCGTTCATCAGAAAGCGCCTCCGTGGATCGCGGTGCGGGCGGCGGCAAGGTGGACCTGGGCTTGCCCGGTGATGATGCGACGGTCTTCAGCGGTCTCGGCAGCGCCAGCCATGCGGAACAGGAGACGCGCCTTACGCTCGTGGAACTCGCGCAGATCGATAGGACCTTGAAAAAACGTGACGTTGGGGCTATTCTCACCGATGTTCCTGCCGCCAAGCTGAACACCGAGTTTCGAGCCCGTCACGTTGCCCGCGTGGCGGGTTTCGTGTTGGATGGCCATAAGATTACGCAGCCTCCCCAACATCGCTGGTGGAGGACTTGAGGCCCGACATCAGGCCGGTAGCCCAGGCGTCCAGCTCGGAAATGTCGTATAGGGGGAAGCGGCCGGCATGGCGGAAGCGAGGTCCGCCGCCAATCACAGCGTATTTAGCTAATGTACGCGGGGTACGCGAAATTCCGTAGGTGTCGTAAAGATAGGCGCTAGCCTCATCACGACGTAGGGGCCTCGTAAACGGACGGGAATGGGTCATCGGATCGCTCCATGTTGAGAACGATCACTTGAGTAAACCTGAAATATCCCGCAGAGGGCCGTCCACCATAGCTAAGTTAGAAAGCAGCTATGGTGCTTTCCTTCGCGCTCGGCTGCGGATTCTCCCCATAGCCTCAACTTCATTCTTCAACCACACTGTGATCGCCTTGTGCCCCGGCAGGCCATCGCCTCCATCAAATTGGAACAGTATTTCCGTTGCGATCTTGTCGCGATCCGGCGTGCGCCCCGCAGATTTCTCCTTTTCATCATATTGAACAACCCACGGCAGCACTCGCTCTTTCCACGTCGACGCTCGCTTTGAGATTTGCATTCCTCGGGTCTTCGCCCCGGCTTCTTTCCCGCTAAACGCTTTCCCGAGCAACTCGTTGTACCTGTCTAAGAGATTTCCTTCCGAACCAATGCAAGCGTAGGTAAGTAGTTGCCCGAGATGAAGGCCGTAAATGACCAGCAACGCGCGCCTGTCAGCGCCCGCCTGAACCCCCTGCATCGCTCCAGACAAAGCAAGTTTAGTTGAGTAAACCCCTTGGATCATTTCGATCCCAAATACGCCTCCGGGCCGATCCCGAATAGGTGAAGCGACTAAATCGGCCATCTGACGTTTTAGTGTTTCAATGTCAGGGCACCGGCGAGGTATCTCGACCTGCAATACAAGACCTTCTATTCGCAATCTTTCGACTGCATTCTGGTACACTTCATCAAAAAGGCTTTCCAATGCCTCACCTAAATCGCCTTGGTCGAAGTGGTCGTTTACTGAATCGATCTTCGGGCGGGGATTTCTTTTGAAATCTAGATATTTGTCTCTACCACCTCTCTTCATTTGGTTCACTCCATGTAAAGCTGGATTTGTCGCGCGACCGTATCAGCGGCTGCTATCAATGTGGCGTCGAGATGATGGATATACCGGCCCGTCACACTCGCCGACGAGTGCCCGATGAGGGCGGCAATGGTGATTTCGGAATAGCCCAGATCGCCAGCCACCGAGGCGTAGGAGTGACGCAGCCCCTTCAGCGTCAAAGGTGGGAAATCCCTCTTCGAGTGAGGCGGCAGGTTCTTGAGGACGCGCTTCAGGGCCTTCGGCAGACCGGAGTACGGACCTTGAGGGTTATGGACGCCGTAGATCACGTAGTGAGCATTGCCCACGCGCGGCTTTAGGACGTCAATCGCGGCCTGTCCAAGGGGCCGGACGCTTTCACCGGTTTTGGTGTCCTGAAGGCGAAGTGCATGCCCCTGCGCGTCCAGTTCGCGGGGTTGTAGCTTTGTTATCTCCGTATAGCGGCATCCAGATAGCGCAATGGCTCGCAGCGCGGTCGTGACCTGCCAGAACTCCCCATCTTCGTCCGACTTCCGAAGCGCAGCGCCGAATGCCTTGTAGTGGTCAGGCGTAAGTCTGACCTTGGCCTTCTTATCCGCTGGCCGCTTGACGCCCTGACACGGGTTTCGATCGATAATACCCTCCGAAACCGCGAAAGAGAAAATGCCGCCCAGCAGGCCGACGGTGCGCGCCGCTGTACCGGCGCCGCCTTCGACAATGGCGCGGCCCCGCGATCCGGTTTTCACATCGACCGCCGTCTTGCCGGCGATGACATCCCGCATGAACTTGTTGATGTCGGGCGTGGTAATATCGCGAACCTTCCGCTTTCCCAGGAGAGGCACAATATGCCGTTTGATCCGGCCATCGTCGGTGTAGATCGTGCTCACCTTCTTCGGCTTGCCTGCCTTTCCCAAGATCAACCCGTTACGGACCGCGATCATGTAATCTTCGCAGAGATCGGCGACTGTTTCCGCCTTACGCGCAGCCTGGCGCTCCTGTGACGGGTCGTCGCCACCTGCCACGGCCCCCAACAAGCGCCTTGCCTCGCGCCGAGCCTCGTCTGGCGCCAGGGCTCCATGCTGGCCCAGCGCAAGGCTGCGGGTCCGCCCTTCCTCATTGCGATAGATTACAAGATAGGTCTTTGAACCGCTCGGCTTAGTCCGGACAGCGAAGCCCTTAAGCTCGGCGTCACGGTACGTCGCATCCCTGTCCGTGGGGAGCGCGTCGACTGATCGCTTGGTAATTCTGAAGTCGCTGAGCTTTGGCAT